AATTTATATGAACCACTTAACCGACTGCAAGAAGTACCATATAAAATAAACAAGAAGGTACACGACATAATGTTATGGGCTTGGGAAGGGGATGTGTCTATAGGTACGATGGAAAAGAGAGACTTGTTACCTGTCCTTGAACCTGTTGAGAATTTAAAACAGACAGACCCAGAAGCATTCATCGCTTGGAAAAGAGAAGCAAAGTATGTACACGATTGGAACTTAGAGACTAGTGGGAGAAGGATGAGATCACTGCGTATTATGTATGTCGCAAAGATGTATGCGAAGCTTGAGAAGTTTTACTTTCCAGTACAGGTGGACTACAGAGGTAGAGTGTACAGTGTACCATCCTTTGTTAGTCCACAGAGTTGTGACTTAGGTAGGAGTTGCTTGGAGTTTTACCGTGGTGTACCAATCAAGTGTGAGGAAGATGCTAAGTGGTTAAAGATACACGGTGCGAATGTGTGGGGGAGAAAGGGTACATTTGAGGATCGCATAGCTTGGGTAGAACAGAACACAAAAGAGATTGTTAGGATAGCTGAAGACCCTAGAACATACAAGCTATGGCAAGACGCATCTGAACCGTGGGCTTTCCTGGCTTTTTGTTTTGAGTACGCAGGATATAAGGAGAAGGGTTATGGATTTGTTACTCACCTACCTTGTCGTATGGATGCTAGTTGTAACGGTGTTCAGATACTATCGCTGTTATTAAAGGACGAGAAGATAGGCAAGCTAACAAACTTAGTACCTGACCTACCACCACAAGATGTATATCAACACATCGCAGATCGAGTGAACGAAAACTTACACAAAGCGAAGAGTAAAAATAGTTTGGCAGGTGACTGGTTAAAGTGGGGGATAGATAGAAGATATACGAAGAGAATAGTAATGACTAAACCTTTTGGTATGAATGGATACACTAGTACCTTTGAGTTGGAGAGTGTGTTTCTAAAAGAGGTGAAGAATGGTAGGAGTAATCCGTTTGGAAAGAGCGAGTACTTAGAAGCTTTACTTTACCTGTCCACTATTGTTAACAAGCAAACTAATATTGTACTAGAGAACCACATTAACTTTATGAAGTGGATCAAAGCACAAGTTCTTACTTGTCCAGATACTTTAAAGTGGGAGACACCATTCGGAATTGAGATTCAACAACACATTTACGAGACGGTACAGATTGGATTGTTCTCTGTGTTAGGAATGGAAAAGACTACACTTAACTATCTAAAAAACACAGATAAAGTTGATCCTAAAAGACAAGCTAAAGCAGTGGTTGCCAACTACATACACAGTATTGATGCAAGTGTGGTACATTTTTTAGCTTGCAAACAGGACTATGATATAACAACTATACATGATTGCTTTGCTACGCAGAGTCCACACGCACCGAAGATGCACAAAGATTTAAGAGAGATTTACCACGATATATTTAATCAAGACCTCACAGGAAAGTTCAAGAGTGAGTTATTGAAACAATCAGGGAACACCGAAGTGACAGACAGCTTTGAACTTGGCACATTAGATGTGTCGGCACTAAACGACTGCACTTATATGTTCTCTTAATAAACAAAACACATAGAAGGAGAGATAAGATGGCGATTAAAGCTAGAACAAGACACCCACAAACAGTGACACCAGCAGGTACTGCTCAGTATCCATATGTTAACACACCTAACACTAGGTTTAACGATGAAGGTGAGTACAGTTGTGATATGATAGTAACAAAGGAAGAAGCAGCAGCTTTGAACTTACAATTCCAACCTTTATTTGATGCTGAATATCAAGCTAAGTTAGATGAGTTAGGAAAGAAAAAGTTAAAGGTAGCTGATTTACCTGTGCGTGAAGATGATGAAGGTAACTGGGTAGTCAAAGCAAAACTAAAGAATGTACTTGCAGGTACTTATAAGAATGGCGACCCAAGAGCTGCAAAGTCTATTGCTTTGTATGACTCACAAGGTAAACCTTTAAAAGATACATTGGTAAGAGGTGGATCAAAGGTTAAGTTAGCAGTGCGTCCAAGGTTTTGGTATGTCGCATCGACTGGGTTTGGTATGAGCCTTGATTTGTTAGCAGTCCAAGTCATCGAGTTAGGAGATGGTGGTCTCAGTGATAAAGCAGCTGAAAGCTTTGGGTTTACCGAAGTTGAAGGCGGCTATGTTAACGGAGGTGAATCACTCGAAGGAGCACTCGATGCCGAAGAAGAAGAAGACATCATCAAGGCAGACTTTTAGGTCGGGCTTTGAAGAGAGAATAGCAAACCAACTTAAAAGGTGTGGGGTCTGCTACTCTTACGAGTCGTTAGTCATTGAGTACGAGAGACTTAGTACCTATACTCCTGACTTCATCTTACCTAACGGAATCATTATTGAAACTAAAGGTAGGTGGGTCACGGAGGACAGGTCTAAACATCTATTAATCAAGCAACAACATCCTGACTTAGACATTAGGTTGTTATTTCAAAACGCATACAACAAGATTCGTAAGGGTAGCAAGACTACCTATGCCATGTGGTGTGAAAAGAAAGGAATATTATATGCACATAAACAAATACCAAAGTCATGGCTTTCACTAGAACGCATCAGCAGTGTGCAAAGTGTGGATCGAGTGACGCTCTTGCGGTCAACGATGACGGAAGCACAAAATGTTTCAGCTGTGATTCATACAGTCGAGGCAGACAACAAACTATGACACAACCAACAACTAATAACGACACCTCTTTTGTCACAGGTAAAGCACAGGAGATAGCTAGGAGGAACTTAACTAAGGAGACTTGTCAGAAGTGGGGCTATCAGATAGGCACACACAATGGAGAACCAGTACACATAGCTAACTACAAGAGTAGGAACGGAGCACTTGTCGCACAGAAACTACGATTCAGTAACAAAACTTTCTCAATCAAAGGAGAGCTGTATGGATTATACGGACAGCATCTTTGGAGTAGTGGTGGAAGAAGAGTAGTGGTATGTGAAGGGGAGATTGATGCACTATCTGTAAGCCAAGCATTCGGTAACAAGTGGGCTGTTGTATCTGTACCTAACGGAGCAGGTGGAGCAAAGAAGTATGTATCACAAGCTATCGATTGGTTGGAGTCCTTTGAGAAGGTAATCTTCTGCTTTGATAATGATGATCCAGGACGAGATGGAGCTGCTAAATGTGCAGCACTATTGACACCAGGGAAAGCACACATTGCAGAGTTACCTCTTAAAGATGCTAACGATATGTTAGTGGCAAAGCGTAGCGAGGAGTTGGTGACAGCTTTGTGGCAAGCTAGAGAGTACAGACCTGATGGGATAGTTAGTGGTGAGGACATATGGCAAGCAGTTATAAAGGAGGACACCTCTGAATGTCAGCCCTATCCGTATGCTTCACTCAACACTATGACACACGGACTGAGACGAGGGGAGCTGGTAACACTTTGTGCTGGATCAGGGATAGGTAAGTCCTTGTTCTGTCGTGAAGTATGTCACCATCTCCTTGAGCTTGGCGAGACAGTAGGTTATATAGCACTGGAAGAATCGGTAAGGAGAACTGCACTTGGTATCATGGGTATTCATCTTAACAAACCGTTACACCTAGAGAATGATCTGAAGGAGGAGGAGTTACGCAAAGCATTCGATGAGACGATGGGTAACAAGAACTTCTATACCTATGACCACTTCGGAAGTACGGAGAGTGATAACTTATTAAGTAAGATCAAGTACCTGTGCAAAGGATTAGGTTGCAAGTGGATATTCCTTGACCATCTATCTATTGTAGTTAGTGGTATCCAAGGAGATGATGAACGAAGGTTAATTGATAATACCATGACACAACTGAGAAGCTTAGTGGAAGAGACAGGATGTGGAATGGTACTTGTGTCACACCTTAGAAGACCACCGAATGGTGGAGGACATGAAGAGGGTGGAGTCACTAGGTTATCAGACCTAAGAGGTAGTCATTCGATACCACAACTCAGTGATATGGTAATAGGACTAGAGAGAAATCAACAAAAAGAAAACAATAACGAAACAAAAGTAAGAGTCTTAAAGAATAGATTCTCAGGTGAGACTGGGCTTGCTACTACATTGTTATACGATCAAGACAGTGGCAGGTACACAGAAGATGAGAATGTATTCAAAGATAAAACAACAACAACCAACAGCGGAGCGAGTCCGTTTTAATAATATGAATAGATATATAAAAAAACTAGCAGCTAAAATAATTGAGATTACATTTCTAGAATGTATGCCAACAGAGGATAAGTTACTTGAAATTAGGCATCGTGCCACAGAGATTATATCAAATGCAAACAGCAACCCAGATATGCTTCCTAATAAACAAGAAGCTTTATGTATGAAACTCGATCATGTTATTGAGCAGCTAAGGTGGGTGGGTTTAAAATATAACAATTTAGATTTTGAGAGCGGAAAAGAAGGAGAACTGAAAAGTGAGTGGTGTTATTTATACCACGAATATTTAACGCTTATTTCTAAGCTTACAGTAGAACATGACTTTGAATGTATATCAGCGAAGGAAGCTCCTAAGATGGTTTGGTTTAACAAATGGCAAAAGGAGAGAGAACAAGCATAATGAAAGAACAAAAATACCACAAAGAGGGAATTAACTTAATAGAAAAAGAGTACAACGATAATTATGTTGAGGGCGATTTAGCTAAGATAGCTATCAGAGGTCACAAAGCTTTTAAGCTTACAATGAAATTAAATACATACGGAAGAAAATACGGTCTTGGATGGTTTGGAATGTTTATGACAGGTTTATTTTATGGTGCTTATCTTCATTGCGAAGACGAAGAGCAAGAGGAGCAATTAGAAACTTTTTTTAAAACAGCAAAGAGAATAAAAAAGGAGACACAGCAAGCATAATGAAAATACTATTCTTTGATATAGAAACAAATGGCATTGAGGACTTCACTAATCTGAGTGACCTAAAGGTCTGCCATTGCTTATCCATCTACGATCCGATAGCAGGTAAGATGATTACCTTTAGTGGTGATGGGATAAAAGAAGGAACAAGGATGTTAGCTAAAGCTGACAAGATCATCGGACATAACATCGTAGGTTTTGATCTACCTGTGTTAGCTAAGTTGTATGACTTCTATCCTCCATTAGCTCAAGTACAAGATACATTGGTAATGAGTAGGTGTATATACCCTGACCTTAGAGAGGATGACTTCAAACGAAAGGACTTTGATCCTAAGATGGTTGGTAGTCACAGCTTGAAAGCTTGGGGACACAGGATGGGTAAGATGTTAAAGCTTACTTACGGAGAGAATGAGGACGCTTGGGACAGCTACAATGAAGAGATGAAGAAGTACTGTGAACGAGATGTCCTTGTTACTAAGACCTTGTACGAACACTTTCTAAGTAAAGAACCTAGTAAGAAGATGGTAGACATAGAACATTGGTTCGCTTACATCATACGCTTACAGGAAAGCAAAGGGTTTGGGTTTGATATATCAGCAGCAGAAGTGTTAGAACAAAAGCTAGTACTGTTAAGAGCAAAGCTACAAGATAAACTACAAGCTATGTTTGAGCCTACCGTTAAGAAGATGAAGACTCCGAAGGGATACACATTAACTGTTGAACGCACGGACGGAGTTGAAGTAATTAACGCACCTACAAAAGCAAAGTTAAAAGCTATACTAAAAGAGAGAGGTATGGTACAGAACTTAGTTAACAAAGCTGAAGCACTCGATGTAAAGGAGGAGATCATACCTTTCAATCCTGGTAGCAGGAAGCAGATCAAAGAACGCTTTGAAGAACTAGGCTATGAGATACCTGTCAGTGAAGACGGTAAGACTATAAAGGTTGATGAACCTACTCTTAAAAAGATAAACCACCCAGCTGCCGAGCTTCTGCTCGAATATTTGTTAGTCGTAAAAAGACTAGGAGCATTGGCTGAAGGCGAGAATGGGTGGCTTAAACTAGTTAAAGATAAGAGGCTACACGGACGAGTCAATACAAACGGTGCAGTCACAGGTAGATGTACACATTCCAAACCTAACTTAGCACAAGTACCAGCTACAAGAGCAGAGTATGGTAAGGAGTGTAGAAGTTTATTCATCCCACTTAACGGTAATGTATTAGTAGGTGTTGACGCTAGTGGGTTAGAGTTAAGAATGCTGGCACACTACCTAGCTATTTGGGATGGTGGTGAGTACGCTAGGAATATATTAGAGGGTGACATCCACACAGTTAATCAACAAGCTGCTAAGTTAGAGACGAGAGACCAAGCTAAGACATTCATCTATGGATTCTTATACGGTGCAGGTGACGCAAAGATTGGACAGATAGTGGAAGGTTCAGCAAGAGAAGGAGCAATCTTAAAGAAGAAGTTCCTGTCTAACTTACCTCTTCCTTTTC